TACCAATTACACATCACAAGGAGTAGGAAGCCCGAATGCTTGTTATGCAAGAATATCGAAAATCCCAATAAAATAATATATCTATAAAATATAAAATGAATGGAATTATTAACTTTGAAACGAGTTTAGGAACTATCCTAATGGTTAGAAGTGTGAATGTTATTCCAAAGAAAGGTGCCGAAATTAAATTATTATATGTTGATGGTTTCGATGTTGAGAAGCACAAAATTATAATGGAGGGAGAAGATTATCAGGCGTGGGGAAATGATGACAATTATATTGGACATTATTGTATATCACAACTGATGAATGGTAAGGCAACTATTGTTGGGACTGATTATGTCGCACCACCCCGCCAAGCACCAACCACAACAGAAGCACCAGCCGCCATAGCATCGCAGGTTTACCACGACGATTCCCGCTCTGTGCATAACGAGGCGGACATAGCCAAGATCACGACACTTGAAGAGCAGATGGTAGAACAGCAACGAATGGTTGCCCAATTGAAATCTATTCTTATTTCAAATGGTATGATTTAGATTTAGACTAACATATTACAAATTATTATATTGTATTATGTTATAAACTACTATTATGGAATCAGCAGGTCTTTACGCAATAGGATCGGGAGTCTCAGCAATAGCAGGGTCGCCCGCATCATCTATAGTCTTCGAGTGGGTTTCAAATTGGTATAATAAGCGTCGACTAGCGAAGCGTGTTCGTGGTCTCGTCTTATTGAAAGGCACAACTACCATGTGTTCCAAACTCACTCTCCCAAATGCAGATGTCGTATACATCGACTGTGATAGTCTGCTTCAAACTCTTCAGGTGCCGAAAGACGCTGAAGAGATGGCGAAAGCCCCAGCGGGTATAAACCCGATCGATGCTATGCTCGCCTACTCGATAATCAAAAGGCATATTGTAAATGTCTGCTCGGTATTCAAGGGCAAGATTGTTCTCATATCCAAATCTCTCGACTTGTTACATGCGCTTCCAGTCAAGGCGGAGAACATATACTTCGCTGCATTCTCAAAAGACATGGAGGAGAACATAGGTGTCATTTATGCGAACCCGAAAGAACACCACGACGCAGAGGTAAATAAGTTTCGTGTGATGCGAGAGATAGATCAAGAACATACTTACATCGTAGATAGTCTCAAAGATTTATACGATAAGACTGCGGACAAGTTCGGTTCAAAGCGTCAGCAATTATAAAACCAATAATATTTATGTGACTGATTATCGTCTCATATAAATATTATCCAATCAAGTAAATAATGAGAGCATATATGGTCACAATCCATCTAATATGTCTATTTTAATCTAATTTAACCGAAAAAGGCATATAAATATTGGATATACAGTCTGTAGGTTGCTTAAAACGGTAATAAAATTAATTTTATTACCATTATACGCACTATTATATTCAATATTCCAATATATATTAACCAAAATAGGCAATATCAGTTTAAATCAGGGCAAAATAGAGACTGTGACGGTATTATGGTGTCGTTTTAATTACTTGGCGGATTAAATAAAGCGAGACGATAGATGGTCTCATTTTATTTTAAGGATTTCTCAAACTGCGTAACCGTCACGCACATCATATAATTTGTCGAGTCGTTCTAAGGTAGATGATTCATCGTGCAGATTCAACACAACGCTATTCTGTATTTTGAGTTGATCCGCTTTCGAGTAGTTGAAAGATTTAACACTCTCTTTCGACTTTGTGACGAAGTTGGCATATGCTGCTTCGGTGGTCTGGACGATATGCTTCTGGGGTTTGGGGACACGATACTTATGCTCGATGATATTACTTGCTTCTATATCTACTGAATCACCTCGAGTGAGACTATGTTCGAACTTGGGTTTGGGTTGCTTGGATTTCAAGACCCAAGTAGAATATGCGTAATTGGCGGGAAGAGGCATGGTTATTATAATATGTTATGATATTAAAAAATAACATATTATCCTAAATGGATTGTATTACATTTACTGCTCGATTGAAACCGAACTGGTGGCTGGGTTGAACACCAACTGAGAAGTCATCAGGGCAGCGATGAACAAGTATGCAGACAAGTTAGAAGTGCTGACGACAAAGTCGGTGCTGACACCCGAGCAGTTGATTCCTGCAAGAAGACCAGATGCCCAACCCTCTTCACCAAGCATAAACTTCTGAATGATGACGCAGTTCTCGGCAAGGTAAGCAGCACGAGAATAAGTGGAGACAGCAGACCCCGCAAGACCAGCAAACAAGGTGTTAGTAGATTTTGCAGAGTTGCCGTAGATGGAATTGACGGTAAGATCGGCACACTCATCGATACGAAGGGGTTGGCGAGGGAAGACCTCAGAGCCAACCTGCAGCTGAAATGTGGCTGTGTTTGCATCAGCAGTAGTGCGACCACTATTAAACTTGTAACGAGTGGAGTTAAGAACAGTCTGGGAAGCGTTGGCAAGGAATGCGTTAGGATCAGCAGCAAGGGGGCAAACGACAATAGCATCGACGCAACTGGAGTTCAGGGTAATACGGTTGTTGTTTGAGTTCGACACGACAGAGGTAGCGATGGACTGGAAAGGGAGGCGTATGGGCGTATCAACTTGGAGACGCTCCGCAAGCAGAGACACATACAGGGGAGACACACTAACGACGGTGTCGATCTTGGCGTTGATGTTCTCAATTTTACCATTTACAGCAGCACCAGTAACATTTCCTGCCTTTGCAACCTTAATAGAAGTATTACCCGACATCGTCAGTTCAACCTCGCAAGTTCCAAATAAACTTGTGTCTATTACATGGTTACGAGAATTTGGTAGGCCTAAAATGTCATCATAAGTGAAGTGGGCAACCCTATCGGCTGCAGCGGAAGACTGGGCAGTAATATCAGAGATAAGACCGTTGGCGTCGCCAGATTGCAGAGTCTCGATGAGACCGTTGTTCCAGCGGGAATTGATCCAGTCCTCAGAACCGCTGGCACGGGCGAGAGCGTGATAAGCCATATCATAGTGATTGCACATACCATTTGCGGCGACAGCACCAGACACATAGAACTTCACGGCGGAGAAGTGCTTGTAAGCAGCGGGTAGAAGAGCGTTGGAGTAGTTAGTAGCAGCATCAGTCATACCAGACAGGGTGTAATCATAGTAGAAAGAAAGAGACTTAAGATCAATCAGGGACTTCTCGGGCAACTTGAACCTAAAGGTTGTCTGTGCGCCAGTAGTTCCTGTGGAAACACCTTGAGGCTGAATAGTCTGGCGAACAACTCTTGCCTGAGAATTTTGGCAGCCGTATTGGAGGGACTTCGGGATTGCGTCGGTCATTATGTATGTTGTTATAATATATCAAAAGAGAATAATTTTGATATATATTCGTTTATTCCTAAAATGAATTGGAGTTATTATTTCTTGCCTTTGGCAGCCATAAGTTTCTCTAAACCTTCGTTGGCCTTCATTCCAGCTTTCCTTGCTTCCGCCTCACCGCCCGCCATCTTTCCAACGCCGAACTTCATAGCACCCGATGCCATCTTGCCAACACCCGAAGGCACAGCAGACATTTTGATTGAACCGATTCCGTGCATTTGCTTAATGTTATGTTATACTATAACCTGATAAAATAAATTACTGTTCTAAATCTTTTGATTTCATTATCGATTTCATATCAAAGTTCTCTAAATCTATCATAGTATCATTTCCCTTCTCTCGATGCTCCGCCATAATCTCCTCAAATCTCTCGGGTTTGTTGGTAAAGACCCACGCAATCAGGTCTAACATGTAGTCGTGTTGTGATGGGTAGAACTCCTTGAGTCTCTTAAAGCATTCCTGTTCTTCGGCAGTTTCGCAATACATAATTTCCTAAAGTAGCAATTATATATTTATGTGCAGATAATTATTATATCATTTTTTCGCTGCTCCGCCACCACTCATCATTTCTAAAACACTCTTACCCCGTTGTTGCGGTGCCGCCGCCGCCCCACCACCTGATGCTAAAAACTCAACTTGGGTTGATGGATCTACACCACTCATCATAGATTCAAGTTTGCTTCCCGACTTTGGAACTATCTTCAGTTTCTTCTTTGCGGCTATTGTGCTTGTAAGTGCTTCTAATGCTTTGGTTGCGCTTTGACCCTCTTGGTATAATGTTTCTCCTGCCGTCTTAAGCAGTTCCTTCTTCTGTGCCTTCTCTAGTTTCCTTGCTTCTGCATTCGCCGCCTTCTGTTGCTCAGTAAGTCGTGGTCTGCCTCTTGATGTTATTTTCGGGGTCATCTCTGGACTCGAAACCGCCTTAATATATTGTCCTGCTGCGTATGCTCCCTGACCTGCTTCTATTTCAGGTGCTTCATAAGCTGCGCTTGCTCGTGTTGGTGCTGATGATGACCGTGCTGGTCTCGATGAAAATATATCCGAGAGAGCGGTAGTCACTTGTAATCCTTGCTCCGCTACATAAGGTTTCGCCGCTGGAGACATATCAACCTCACTATCAAGTGGGTCGTAATCCTGCTCCTGATAATGTTGCGCCGCCTTTAGTGACTTGCGAATACCTTCACTTAATGCGACTGCGACCTGACCCGCCTGTTGCTTAAATGATGATAATCCCTGTTCTAGTAATCCCACTTTGGATCTGAGTGCAAGGACATCACTAGATGCAGGCGCAGATTCTTTCTTGGATTGCTTAATGATTATAGGTGCTTGCTGTGCGGGTGTTGGTTGTGGTGCTTGTGGTGGTGGCGCTAGTCGGGCAAGTGGTGATGCGGCTATAGTCTGACCTACTGGTTGCTGTCGTCTCGATTGGAGTGGTGGTGGTGCTTGCTGAAACTGCTGTTGCTGTTGCTGTTGCTGTGGTGCAAATTGATTTGCGACCATCGCTGGTTGTCGTGCCGATGACGAGACCTTGACATCACTACTCCCTAAATAGCGGAGTAACGCCTGGACTGATTTAGGTAATGGTTGTGGTTTCTTCTGTGCTTGAACCCGTTTCTTCCGTAACACCTTCTTTTTAGCCATTAGAATAAATTGTTATTTTAATATATATTGTTATTATAATAATAAAAGAATTAAATGTCGGCACTTAAATTGAAAAAAGTGACTAAATATAAAAACAAAGAAGTCAAGACAACAGGGTCGTATGCATTCCCGACTTACCACATGAGCGGTGAGGCATCATTCTACCTATCGGTAATTACGGGCACCCGCAATAGTGGCAAAACCAATACCGTCATTAATATTCTGAATATTGAAAAAGATGTTATGCTTACTGGTGACAATATTGTTTATTGGGTGTCGGGGACAAAAGACGCAAAGGTTGAACATCTATTAGAGCAGTATCCCGACAACATTAAATATTATGATGAGTTCAATCGTAAGTCGATGGAGGGCATTCTAGATGAGATCGCCGAGAGAATAAATACTTGGAAGGAACATCAGTTTATATTTGACCTGTTTGAAAAATACCTGAAAAAAGAGAACAGCATAGATGAGGACGAATTGAATATCCTGATTGAATCGGGTATGCTTGATGAGGATACTGATGTAAAGGAATTGATTAAACAGCACAACTTCCACCACCCCCCTATTTCAACAATTGTGGTAGATGACCAACTTGGTTCGCCTTTGATTTCAGGCGCAAACTCGAAAGATGGTAAATGGTTTGTGAAGTTTATTATCAAGCATCGCCACGAACCCCACCTTTGTAATGTATTTATTCTAACCCAGCATTATAAGATGGTCTCGAAACCAATAAGGTCGAATGCTAATAATATCATCATGTTCGCATCGAAGGACGCTGGTATTGCTGATTCGATATTCAACGAGTTCTCGCCACTCTTCAAGGGTTCAAAAGAGAATTACCACGATGCACTAACCCTAGTCGAGCATACCCCGCATGGGTTTCTTAACTTGTGGTATGACAAGCATCGGTGGGTTCGCCTGTGCTTTGATGAAGAGATGCAGTTTGCTTCTGACTAGTTCGGCAATCGCCGAACGATGCGAGCGAAGCGTCGCAATAATCTTGCCAATTTAGGAATAATTATATAAATATTATCTTTGTTATTTATATAATAATGAGCCATCTCTCGGAAAAGACATTAACAACCTACAGATCCACAATCAACAGTCTTTACAAAAAGATTGGGTTGGGGGATTCTGCGCCAATCGATTCGGGTAAATGGATCGAGACCAACTTCAAGAAGATTATGGATTACATCGGTGCTATGAAGAGCGACTTCAGTAAGAAGAATAATATCGCTATTCTAAAAGTGTGGAGCGATATGTTTGAATTGCCCGATAAGATACTTGGTATATTGGATAAGCGCATGGGGGAGTTGAGCGATGCAGTCAATAGCACATACGCAACGAATACGATGAATCCTAAGGTGGCGGACAACTGGGTCGGTGTTGATGGTATGAAGGAGAAGGTTGAATACCTGCGCCAGAAGTTGCCTGACCTTAGCGCAATCGACACTTACAAGGAATACATGATGCTTATTAAATATCTCGCTTTGTTGATTCATATCAATTGTCCGATGCGAAATGATCTCGCCGATGCGAAGTTGGTTACTGCTCTACCCGCTAAACAAGACGAGAATATCAATTATATTCTGATTGGTAAGAGGACAGGTGAGGCTACAATCTATCTGAATAATTACAAAACAAAGAAGGAGTATGCCGAGAAGATAATCAAGTTGCCTACTGATGTTGCTCGGGAGATTATCAAGTATAGTGATGTTATTGCCCGTATGTCACCTCACGGTTGGTTTATCGGCAAAGATGGAAGCGATGCTCCAATCTCTCGACCTACATACACGAAGTTAATCAACTCAATTTTTTCTGGTGATGGTGTGAAAGTTGGATCAACTCAGATCCGCCGTGCTGTTGTTTCAGACCTATACAAGGTTGATGAAGACGAGATGGCGAAGAAGCAGACACTCGCTAATACGATGCAACATTCAGTAGCAACGGCAGGATTGGTTTATGCGAAGCATATTCCCGATAAATTGAAGGGAAAGTAATTTAGGCAAATTTCTATTTTAATTATCTTTAGGTATATTATAACAAACGAAATGGCAATTACCCCCGCTGAACGAGATGTCCTCTTGAAGAGACTAGAACTGGCCCGAATCGCTAAAATCAAGAAGCAGGACGAAGCAAAGGCTGCAAAGGCTGCGAAGACTGAACCTGTGGCCGCTCCCACTCCCGCACCTGAACCTATCCCCATACCTGAACCACCTGTATTGCAAGAGATACAGTCGCCACCAAGCGCACCGATCCCTATCCCCGAACCTAAAAAGAAGACAGCGAAGAAGGTTTGTCTGCCTGTATCGAGTGACGAGGAGGAAGAGGAAGAGAAACCAAAGAAAAAGAGTAAGACGGTTAAGAAGGAGATGCCTTACATGAAGTTAAAGATATACCGTGAGCCTAGCAATCCGCAGGCATTCCAGTCCCTGTTGGAGAGTATCCACAATCCTCCTGAATACGAAGATGAACCTGCGCCTGCGCCTGCGCCTGAACCTCCTGTTCCATTCGCCAGACCTCCTCGAGTGCTTCATAGCAATCAGAAACAGAATATTAGACCGATGGTTGGTGCTGACCGCAAGTTCGAAGATGCACGGGCTGCTGCGATGGCGTTCTTCAGTTAGAAATATAATATACGATTGTCTTTACAACAGCGTATATCAGTATATCTTGAACTGGTAAAATATAATACAAAAGCGTTAGTAACATTTGTATTATAATTAGATTTTTACCGTCGGTATGTTTCGATCATACGACCTCTGGGTTATGAGCCCAGCGCGCTAGCCTCTGCGCCACGACGGTTGGTATAACCAGCAATTTAAATGGGTGGGGTAGTGCCTTGCAACTTCGACTACTACCGATATATGCCTAGATATTATTTTTTTTATTTTCCCGATACTCTTTCTTTTTTTGTGCTATTGCTTCTTTATTTTTTTGCTGATATTCTTTTTTGTATTCTTTTATTTTTTCTTTATTTGCTTCATAATATATCTTTACTTGTTCTTTAATTTTTTCTTCATTATCTTCAATCCATTCTTTTTTTGTTCTTGAAGGTATAGTTTTATTAATACATTCAATTTCTCGTATCCATTTACTCTCGCATTTTAGAAGTTCGTCTTTGCAACTACACGGATACGCTTCAATAAGTTCTATAAAACATTCAGGGTCGGTTAGACATTCATAAGAACTCATATAATTACCCTTATTTTTTATCCAATATCTATGTTCGTTTTTATGTTTTGCGAACCGTTGCGACAGCAGGGGTCTAGTGGTTGAACCCACATAAACCTTGCCGTTGCCGACAATCTTGTAGATCTTGCCTAGTGAGTAATCAATCATATCCTTTCTTATCCTTTATATGATTGTTTCTTTAAATCAATTTTTTAACATTTCCTTAATTGTATGTATTTGATTATTTGCTCTATAAATTGTCGTTCAAATGCGATGTTCTGTTTCTCATCTTCATACATTTTTACCGATTTCATATATTCCGCTGTTAATAGGGCGGATTGTTTGGTTAGGTCGTTGTCCTGTGACTGATACTGATTCGCATACTTTGTCGCATTATTGATTTCGTCTTTAAGTCCCTTTAATATAACCTTTACACTATTTAACTTGGATTGCGTATTCGTGTGCCTATCTTTGATTGTTTTGATGAATACATTCAATACTTGCTCTTGCGTTTGTAAATCGGTGCGGAGTTTCTTAGCAAACTCTTCGACTTTTTTAGACTGTGTAGGTGTCTTCCCTGACGAGACTGGGATTGATGAAGGGGAGATCTGGGTAAGTAGGTGTCTCGACTGGTTCAATAACGGGGCTACTGGGTGGAGGCTTTGGGGTGCTTGGGACATCGGCGGGTTGTGTGACGACCTGTGCGTCAGGTTGCTTATCGGTTGGACTGGAACAGCAGCAACGCTTGCAAACAAAACCATAACCATAAAACATTCTGCTTTCATTTATATAGTTCGAGAGATTATATTTTTAGTTCCTAAATAGCGAATGGTAGATCTGGATAAAATGAACAGGGCAACCTGGTTCATTAATTTTTTCTAGTAAAAACCTTTCTAGTTGCGTCATCTCTATATATGTTTAATAATATATATTAAATCCTATTCTGAAAAAAATTGATTACATTTAGGGATTTCAACTTAAATATAATCTTCTCTATATATATAAAGAAATGGAACAACCCACCGACCAACCAACCGTCAAGAAGACTGCCGACAAGAATGCATACATGCGGGAATATATGCGCACATACCGTCTCGCCAATCTGGAAAAATGTAGAGAACAAGATCGGGCAAAATATCACCGAAAAAAACCTATCAACGACGACGATAAGATGAAGCGGGCCGAACGAATGGTTTTGAACGCATTAGCGAAATATCCAAATATTATGAATACTTTATAATATAAAAAATTGAATCCATATTTTTTATATTTAGGAACATTTAAGGGAAAAACCACTTAAACACAAAATTATTATCTTTGTATAGAATATAACAACAAACAACGATGTTCTCCCTCCAAGTCAAACCTTCAGAATCTGCCCTCAACGGCATTACGCTCTACGAACAGATTGATCTCAACGAACTCAATACACTCAAGTCATCAGACTTTGTGAAATACCAATATAAAGAAAGTTGGGGTTTGAATGATTATGGAAATGAAAAACTTCACCTTACGAAGTATGCCGACAATTATAAGAAGAGGTCAGAATTAGTTGCAGTAACATATACACGAGGCAAGCGCAAACTTGGTAGAGTTTATCCATTCAAGTCGCTAGGTATGACCTGTATCCGCCGTGTAACCCGAAATACCCTGATGAGGAAAAAATACTACGATATTGATATTGATAATGCACACCCAAGAATATTGAGAGATATTATTAGGAACACCTTACCTGCTGGTAAATCTATCGAACTTGAATATCCTCACCTTGACGATTACTGCGATGATAGAGAAAGACTTATTTCTGAAATCATGTCTTCTTACAGGTGTGACCGTGCTAGAGCAAAGAACGCATTTATCGCTCTTATGTATGGTGGGACTGTCTCATCGTGGAAGCACGGAAAAGATGGTGAGATGTCAATTACTGGGACTGACCCTGAAGTTGAAAATTTCCTTGATAAGTTCTACTCTGAAATCCAAACCATCACTACATTATTTATCGACAATAACAAGGAACTCTACGAGAAGGAATGCGATACTTATCGCAAAAAACAAGAAAATAAAGGTCAAAAGAACGAGCGTGGATCTTTCTTCTCTGCGGTGATGCAAGACTACGAAATCAAGATTATAGAATATTTGATGACCCATATTATAGATCTCGGTGTTTTCACTAAGGTTGAAGCAGGACACATCATCACTTACTCTTACGACGGTTTTATGCTCTTGAAAGACCGTGTTGATGCTAATGGTGGTATTCGTGTTCTTCTTGAAGATTTGACCCAACTCGTGTATGATACATTCGGGTTGGAATTAGATTTCTCCATGAAGGATATGAATAAGGATTACCATACCGAGTTTGTTTATGAACCCCATATTATTATTCGTGAAGATAATAGCGCACTTGAAGTTCGTGAGAAGAAAGACAAGAAGGAGTCGAAGCGTAACAACGAAGAAAAAACATTATTGGATTACAACGGCGCATTTGAGAAGATGCAGGTTGAGTTCGAAAAAGAAAACTTCAAAGTCATTCAAAACTCGTGTTTCGTTCAAGAAACATTCGACGAAGAGAATAACCGAAAACTTATCCAACGCAATACCTCCGAATTGACTGTTGCCTTTTCACATCTTAATCTAAAGTATAAAGCATGGGAAGATGATAAACAGGTTGAAAAATGTCTTCCCTTTATCCCCATCTGGATTAAATGCGAGACTATCCGCAGATATGATCGTATGGATTGTTTCCCTGATATATCGAAATGCCCCAAGAACTGTTTTAACATATGGACTCCTTTCGAAATGGAACGGTATAATGATACACCTTTACATACTACACCTGATGTTTGGTTGGGAGTTATGTTTTTGCGCAACCACCTATCGATCATGTGCGACCACCAATCAGATACATTAGAGGAGTTTGAGAAATGGATTGCGCAGATGATTCAATTCCCAGACACAAAGACGCACATGCCTATCTTCCAGAGTGCGGAGGGTTCAGGCAAGGGTTCATTCGTGCAACTGATGCGAAAATTATTGGGTATATCAAAAGTTAGTCTGACCGCAAACCCAGAAGAGTATGTTTGGGGTCGGTTTAATAATATGATGGAAACTACTTTCCTCGTGTTCTTTGATGAGATCTCAAAGCAGATGACAGGGAGTGGGATTGATAAGATAAAGAACCTCATCACCGAACCGACAATTCAGATTCAACACAAAGGTAAGGGTGCTTACGAGATGAAATCATTCCACCGCTTCGCTGGTTTAACGAATGCGTGGGACGGAGGTATGACTATCAGCAAGGGTTCTCGTCGTTTCCTCATGTGTAAGATGAGCGATGAGATGAAGGGCAATATGGAATACTGGTCTCGATTCTATTCTCTATTGGAAAATCTCGATGTGCTTCGTGGATTCTACAATTACTATAAGACTATGGAAGTAACTAGAATACTACCCCCACCCAAAATGACGGAGTTCGCACTTGAACTGCAGAAATTATCGGTTGATGTGCCTACTCTCTGGATTAAGGATTTGCTTGCTGATGCAACGGTAAATAAATCTACTTATCTCGTTAATAACAAAAAGGAGTATAAGATCATAAATGATGAGTTCGTTATTGAACTATCTGGAAAAATGGCGTGTTCGATGCTTATGGAATGGTGCAAGGATAATGGATACTCACGGTATGAAACAACCCCAATCAAATTGGGTGTGTTTCTAAAAACGAAGAAATGGGAGGGTCTTATCAAAGGACGCACAACTAACATATGCGAGACACGATACTATCGAGTGGAGACTTTGTTGAAGGAGTTAGAATAGATAGTATTAGAAAAAGGTGGGGAGTGGGGAGTGGGGAGTGGGGAGTGGTTTTCAACTCCATCTATATAATATCTTTTTTTTTTATTATATCATTTTATTTCCAAGATTTATGGAAATTAAATGAAATGAAATAGGTTTTTTCCATTTCTAGTGGCTGGGTTTTTACCACTCCCCACTCCCCACTCCCCACCTTTTTCCTTTATTTATTATTAGTTTTATAAAGAATAATAAATAAGAAAAGAAAAGAAAAGCATAGCAAAGCGAGGCGGAGACGACGAACAACACACAACGGGTTTCTAACAACTTCTCTTACCAAGAATACGAACGATTTTACTTTTCAATCCATTATAATAAAGTTCCTGTTTTTCAGATAGTCGGCGTTTGCATCTCATTTGTTGCAGGAAGGCAATATGCTTATCATCGAGTATATCTCTAGTTTTTATAAACTCTATCAGGTTTCTACTGATGGTCGTATTTTCTGGATCCCGTTTCAACTCTATAAGATTTGTTAGAACAGGTAAATATAAATCTTTGTTTTTCATACCTGTAATTTTCTGGATACAATCGCAACCTACTATGGTCTCAATATTATTCTCTCGATTACGGATTGTAATCAGTTGTTTTATAGGGTGAGTGCAAATACATTCGTAATCATCACCATCAGCTTCATCGATACAAACCTCGTCCCATTCAGAACACGCCTCATCATAAGTATTCGAAATACTCAGATTTATAATCTCCCGTTTAAATATTTCAAAATACGACATTATCAAATACTATTTATATTACCATTATATTATATTTAAGTTGAAACTCCCTAAATATAATTAACTACCAAAGTAACGCCCTTGCCAGCGAATTAGGCGAGTATTTATCGGCACGCCAGTCGCCCTTGATTCCCGCAGACCGTTTAAGGTAAGCAGTCCGCCGTTTGTCGTCGCCGTGTTTGGTATAGTCCTCTAAAGTCGATCCGAAATGCACGATTGTCCCGTCGGGCTTGACGACCTTGTATTTCTTATCTGGGCGATTGCTTACCATCAGTTTCGCACCATCACCCTTTGTGTAAGTGGCGAACTTGCGCTTCACGGTTACAGGGTTGCTGATTTTCACTAATTCACTTTCCTTCATTTTTATTATATACAGCTATAATATAATGCCATATATAATCAAAAAAGTCAAAGGAGGATATAAGGTTGCCAAGAAGTCTAAACCAAGTGAGGTATTTAGCAAGCGTCCGCTTACAAACAAGATGGCAGTCAAGCAGAGGACAGCAATAATATTAAGCGAACACCCAGAGTTTATAAAAAATCGGAAATCTAAAAATTAAATAAACCCTCCAACAATCTAGGTGGTATTCTGTAACGGTCATTTTGCGATTGTTTGAAATTAATACCCTGTTCTCGTAACAATACCCGTTGTTGGGTATTCCCGCAGTTGTTTATATGCACTATACTTTTCGGATTGATGGGGTGTTGAATGGTATTGCCACAATTCTTGTCGCACAATAACGGAGTGAAACCTGTTCTGTTAGTCCATATACGGGTTCGTTTCTTATACCCCCAGTTTGAATACATACAATAATCCACATCATAGTAAGGTCTTGTAACATAGTTTTTCATCAATCCTGTTTGTGGATTCTCCATGAAGTAATATTGTGGTTTGAAATAATCGATGATTGCTTCTGCACGGCGCAAGATGGGGAGACCAATAGTATCGATACGGTCAGTCATAACTTCTTTTGTAAAACGAGCCCGAGCAAGTGCGCTGAATGTATTGCACGGTGGAGACGCCCAAATGATGTCAAAATGTCCGACTGGGTAAGCACTTTCATAGTCCCAATCCAATATATTTGTATTTATATCTGCGCCCTTTAGATCGAGCGAAATAACTTCCCAACCCTTCTCACGACACACTTTTCCGACTGAACCAGTTCCGCTAAACAATTCCAAAACACGCATTATTATATTAAGATTAGATTATAATATAATAATTATTACCCAGCTCCCTCCATTCTCCAACAGTCACAACAACAGAGATAATATCGTATCCGATCGAGAAACTTCTTTATAGTATAAAAGGTCATTTTATATTATATGAATATTATTATTCCTAAATTGGCAATATATCCGTGCGACCGACGGAACGGTCTTTAATAAGAACGGAATCGGTTATAGTCGCCCAACGCCTTTATGCGCTCCTCATTATCAGGCACGATAATCTGCCTGTCGATTGAAAAGGTGAAATTGATCTCGGCGTTGTTCGTGAATGTAACGACATTATTCTTGTTGTCGGTAATAGTCAGGCGCAACTCATCGAGGTTAGATGCGACCTCCTGATAATAACGGTCATCGGCGAACTCATGGTTCAAAGTGGCACCCAAATTACCGTCATACGGGATTTCAAAGAGAATATCGGTTAAACTCAAGGGTCTCTGTGCTGCGCTTGCACCAGCACCGCCAATCTTCGCAAAGAACCGCTTGCTGATATTGGAATGAACCCTAAATACTTGGACGGTATTCAGATCCACAAACGAAGGCAACGCCAGACCAGCGACACGATTTGCGTAGGGGAGTTGAAATGTTCCAGAGACATAAACCCCGCCCATCGCCGAACCAGTCGTTCCCCAGATGCGAGAACTGTCGTAAGCCAGAGTATCAGTATCCACGAATGATGTAGTGAGAACAAGGATAGGGTTTTGAGCAGCAACACCAGCAGGAGCATCAATATTATAAGCAAGAGTGAATGTATTTGTATTCGCATTAAATGTAACAGCAAAGTTATTAATCACATTCCCACCGATCCATGCAATCAGTTTGGCGTTGAGGGCAGTTTGAAGAGCGGTTGCTAATTCAGCACCAGTCTTATAAATATAGTCAGGGACTGAGACAGTAATGGGAGCGGTTGCCTCACTCACAGCACCGACACGAATAGCGGCAGATGCATTATCGGTGATGGTCGATAGACGAAAACGATTGTTGCGAAACGATTGGGCGACATTATTATAAAAAATATCAGCAGAAAAACTGATGGGTCGCATGTTGGTCGTGGTTGAGTCGTTGTAGGATTGCACATTTGTAATACCCGAATTGTTAAACGAGATATACATCTGGCCTGGATTGAACCCATTAACCCCGTAGTCGTTACTGTCAGCATTACTAACGCTGATGAAGTGTTTAGTAGCCTTGATTACCTTATGGTCTGCTTGGCGATCCATTCTTATTATGTGTTATATATTACAATAATATATTAATTTAGACTAAATAAACCTCCAATATAATATACCTGTTATATTTTTATATAGCGGTATATTAAACTATCAAATGTCGCTAAAACCAAGCAACGCAGGTATATACCAGATTAACGCCTTAAATGTAAATCAACTATGGATAAATGGTATGAGTATTAATGAGTTTGTAGCAGCAGCGGG